TAACAAACGAGAAGTCGAGTTTAGTCGTTCTAATCGATATGATGAATTGAATTTTATACGTAAAGTTTTGAAGAATCCTCAAGATTATGATTGGAGTAAAGGTTTCCACCTTTATGAACGTCGTATTCGTGAGCATTTGGATAGCTATAACGTAGATCATATAATTGATTATATTGATGGCAAGGATTATGTATTTCCCGCATGGCCACGTTTTGACTATACCCCTTATGGGATTCGTAGAAAGAATATGGACTTGTGGATAATGCGTGATCGCAAGGCAAGAGAAAAGAGGGAGAAGGATCAAGTGAAGGAAGATCTTTTCCACATGCCGAGTTGGGATGATGAGTGGAACGGCAATGTTGCTCAAGGAAGAATGGAGTACATTGAACGCAAGGAGAAACAACTCGAACGGAAAGCGAAAATTCTTGAAGAACGTGAGAAGAGACTGGCTAGTCGGACTCAACGTAGTCTTGAATTGGAGAAAAGGGAGAGAAATAAGAAACGCAAGGAGCTTGCCTTCGCTAAAGGCAATGAAGCTCAAGGTTTGCTAGATATTTTCAATACTCCCACTAAGATCAACGAAGCGATTGACGGTGTCACTGAAACCGTTAACCACGCAGGTGGCTTAGTACACTCTATGACAATGGTAACTGATGGAATTTACAGGTTTATCTCAAAGATGGAAAAGTTTCTGAACCCCAGCTTATTCGACCTCATGCTATGGATATCCAATATAATGGAAAATGGACAAACTCTGTCTAACTCTATTGGATTATGTAAACATCTTAGCATCTTGATGAATGTGGGAATCGATCGTGTCTTCACTTTGGTGAAGTACATAATGGATTACAGAATTGAGACCAAACCTGCAGTGTTTGAACCGGCCATGGATACGGAATATTTCAATGACATGACAAGGAAAAGTGACGGAGATGCTCTGAGAGACCTCTTTGGAGAAGAACCTATCACTGAACCCCCAGTTAATGAGGCGCAATCCGCATTAGCCTGGCTCTCCTTCCCTCC